TCAGTGCTTCAGAAACTTGCTTGTCGTTCCAACATGGCATCGTCAATTTTGCCAAGCTGTCTGGTGCTGTGATTGCAAAATCGTCCGCAGCCGCAGGCATTAAAAAAGCCGCAACGAGCGCGGCTATTAAGACGGCTTTTCGGGCCATTGGATGTCTGTAATGTCTACTGTCTCGGGCAACTTGCGCAAACGATCTCTATACGTTCGCATTTCATCGGTAAGCGTTCGATCACTTAACGCATACTGGTCAGTCTCTTCTAGTAGTCGATCTCGCCTATCTCGCAGACTTGACATAGCATCTTCATCGCGCGTTTTAATTTCGTCGTCAGTCATCACGCGTTTTTTGTGCGTGATTGTAACCTTGTCGTCTTCGATTAATATATCTTCACCGTCTTTAACTTCGTTTTTGTCAAGCTCGACATCGACTTCAGTTAGAGGCAACCAGTTAATACTCTTGAGAAAAGCCGGATCATCTTTTGACAAGTCAAGGCCAGAAACGTTTCTCCAATTTTTCGGTAAGTAACCTCTGAAAGTTACTTTACCATCTTCAACATGAGCAAACATTCTACTTCACTCCTGATTAGCTTTGACAGGGGGTCCAACATCAATGAGCGCACCAGCACTAACGGAAAAATTACCTCCGGTACCTTTGTTGGTTACAAATTCACTCGGGCCGCCTGTCATGTAGATCAGCGGCGCGGTGCCGGTTGGTGTGCTGCCATCAGAGCCTAAACTAACCGGCGTCAAATCAGCATTAATAAATTTGCGCCTATTTGACGTTGTGGACATTCGGACATCTTGACCCGGCGCAAGCCAAAGCTCGTAGATGCTCATCTCGATTTTGTGTGTTCCGCCTTCGCGAGCGCCTATCGTGTGGTCGGGTTGAGTATGATCGATGTCGTGACCGCTACCGCCGTCCTGGGCATAATTTTTTTCGTCCGCATCATCGATAAAAAATGTTGTATTTGTGTTCGATGTTGCGTCAAGATTTCCGCACGCGTGGTGCCATTTTGTTGTGTCGGCGTGAAATAAATGCGTACCAAAATGACCTTCAACCGCTGTAAAGGCAATCGGGCTTGTTCTCGCTTCGACTGCGGTTCCGGTTGCCGTATGCACAATTTTAATTTTGTTGTTATCCGACTCGTAAATATTTGTGCCACCAGTTCCGTTATCTGTGGCGTCGTAACGATACCAGTAAGAAAAACTAAAAAAGTTGTTGTCAGTGTTTCCGGTTAGGTCTGCCCCTCTTTCCAGATAAGTACTTCCATCAAATTGCACAGCGCCAGTTGTTGCTCTGGTCGAAAGCCCTGCCGCAGCGCCGACAAGTGCGCGAATATTTGTCATTTAGTTACCTCTTAGCTTGGTGTTTTGGAATCGAGCGACGCGGCAAAGCCGTGAAAATTTGTGCCGCCGTCTTGAGTGATAAAAACTAAAATATCGACGCCGGATGCCGTGAGTGTTGGCGCAGTGCCTCCAGCCCAATCTACGGATGCGGGCCAGTTGACTGTTTGGCTACCGCCATTCGTTAGGACCAACGTAAAACCGCAAAGCTCGTCGCTTGCTGTTGGGTTGCTAAAGGTCCATGTCACTGTGCTAGAACTTACAGTGGCAGACACACTGTTACCCGCACTGATGTCAATCGTTCGCGAGCCACCACTAGAGCCAAGCGCTTGCGTAATCTCACCATAATCTTTGAGATTAACACGCGATACTGTGTTGTCGGCACCCGCTAACTCAGCGCCCAGCGTGATTCCGTTTGTGCCAACGACAACGAACGTCGGCGCAGCCCCTGCGCCTGCACTGGTAAGCACCTCGCCTGCGGAGCCTGTCGCAACGTGCGCAGGGTTTCCGCTCGCATCATACGTAATGAGATTGCCATCGGTGCCGCTTGCCATTGCCGCCAAGCCGACAGCGTCGTCTGCAATCTTCGCTGCTGTGACCGCATCATCAGCTAATTCCGCTGTTACAACACCGCCATCTTTGATCGTCACCGCGCCAGAGCTAACATCAAAATTATCGCTCGAGAAAGATGCGACGCCTTTATTCGACGTGCTTGCGTCTTCACCGGAATAAGTGACGGTATCAGTTGCGCTCACAGCGACATCAAGACCTTCACCTGCGGCAAAGGTCATCGTGTTTCCATCTTCAACAGTCTGAGTTGTAGAACCGTCAGACATGGTAAAGTTGGTCATTGACCCACTACCATCGGTGCCTTTATTTCCAGTGCGCACAAACTGCACGTTTACCGCATCGCCGTCCGATATAGTTCCTGCCGACAGCACATGCGCAACTGCAACTTTTGAGTACGTGCTTGCGCTTGTTACAACGCCCGTCACATTGAAAATGTGTAGATTTGCTGGCGCTGAAGTTTTCGTAATTGTTATCGTTCCGCGCAGTGCTGTATTTGTTGAATCGTCCCAAGTGTCAACGAATGAATTAATGCTGGTGCCGTCCGCTGTGACATCATCCACAAAAACAACCGTTGCACTCGATGCTGTGCCGTTATTTAAGTGTACTTTCCCAGCTCCTTGATCGGCGTCAGCGGTTGCGGTTTCAAACGTCATTCGCAAGCCGGGTTGATCACCGTCACTTCCTGCTGCGCCCGTTGAGCCGGTTGATCCGGTCGATCCGGTCGATCCCGTGTCGCCCTTTGCGCCGTTTCTATCAAACGTAACGCGAATTGAATCGCCGTCGCCAAAAGTCCCATTACTGTCTATGTGGGTCACGGCGAGGGTACAGAAACCACTGCCATCTGTTAGTCCAGTCACGTGAAATACGGCGTAGTTAGCTGGCGTCCCAGGCTCAACCAGTCGCAAAACACCTTTTACTGTCGAGGTGCTATCGTCCCAAGTAAGTATCCAAGCTTCGATGTCGGGATTGCCTGTATCCGCTGTCTGATCGTCAATGGCAATTTCGGAAACGCTGGCAACGGTTCCGTTATTGTAACGCAGCACACCAGCGCCTGGGTCTGCCATGCTGGTTGTTGTCGAAAATGTATATTTTGGGGCCAAGGCCGACGCTTCAGCAGCAGCAGTAGTAGCTGATGTACTGGCGGCACTGGCTGATGTACTGGCAGCACTTGCTGATGACGCAGCGGCTGTCGCGGAGCTTGCCGCCTCACTGGCTTTTGTGGTTGCCGTATCCTTGTGACCACTGGCCGTGCTGGCGGACGAAGCAGCGGCAGTGGCAGAACTTGCCGAAGCTGTGGCAGAGGTCGCAGCAGCAGCAGCAGAGCTAGTGGCACTGGCAGCGTCAACCAGTAGCGACCACTTAGCTGAATCCGTGTTCGTCGTTAGCGGCTGCGAACCAGATGACGTATGCGCAACCGTAGCAATGAAAATATTATTTGTGCTGGTGTCTTTAACAATGTCGCGCACCGCGTAAGCTGTTGAAGCCGCCCAGTTGCCACGAACATTTCCAATTTCTTGACTGACATCTAAATTACCGGAAGCATCAAATGCCAGTAACTTGCTCGCCCGTGCTGTTGCGTTTTCTGTAAACTCCGACGTTGTTATTGAGTTTGTTCGACTAACGCGGATTGTTCGATTGAGCTGTTCCTGTATTTCATGGGTCGCCATCGCCAGTCGATCAAGTGCAAGCTCATGCGTGTCGGCTGGGAATGGATCGTTGGCTGTGTAATCAACAGTTTGCGTTCGCGTTGTGGTCCGGCGAATGTGCCATTGCACTGTATCGGCTGGGGCGGAGCCAGCCGTCACTGTGCCCGTAGAACCGTTACCACCACTCACCGTAAAGTCGGACGGGTTGCTTTTAACCGTCTCGGCTCCGGTTGCTATTACACGTTCAACAACTTCAAGTTCCGCCGTTGTACCAGAACCCTGGAATGGGAAGCTGACCGCAAACGCAGTTGTTGAGCCGTTACCCGTAAAGCTAACGACTGTGGTGGTCGATGATACTGCCATGTTGGTATCCTAGTTTATAAGTCCGCCATAGACGGAGTTTGTGGGCTTCAAATAAAAGTCTTGCCCTGTTTCCTCGCGCACTCGTTCTTCGAAGTTTTGCGCCCACCCAGGACGCAGGAATTCGGACATTTCCCAGAAGAACAGATAATCAAGCGCCATTCTTGTGTAGAAAACGTTTGAAAACGGAATCATTTGTTTTATCGTTCGCAAACCCTTGTAACCTGCTTGTTCAAATTCACCAGTTACTAAGTCACCCAATGCACGCGCAGAACGTATTGCATTACCGATGACAGGACCGCCAACCGCTTCAAGAAAGCCGCGACCAAAGCGCTGTTCGCCCAAAGCGCCTATTATCAAGTCTCCGTAAAACCCAGCACCGCCCGCTGTCAGAAACGCGTCCATAAAAACTTTAGGAAAGTTTTCAACAGTAACTTCACGTTGTTCTTTCCCTGCTGCAAAATCTTTAGCTGTATTTGCAATGTGTCCATACACAGTCATACTTAAAATGAGATGCAGCCCTAACCCAACACCGGCACCGCCGCTACTCCAAGTGCGTGATAAAATATCTTGGTAAAACGCAACGCTGTATGATTTTAAATTAAAAAACAGCATTCGTATTTCTGTTGCTGGATCGCCGCGCTCCCCGCCCCTGATCAATGCATTGGTTCGTGCGCCAGGAGTTAAGACAGCAGAGTCGGCAAACCCACCAAAAAATTCTTGCACCCGTGCTGCTGTGTCTCTGTCTGCAATCGCGTCAACGTCTATGTATTTTTTGCCGTCAATGTCGCGCACCGCTCCTGACATTAAGATAAAGTCATCAGCGGTTATTCCATAACCAGACATTTCGGATCGCAACTTTGGATGAAGGTTGTCGAATGATTTCCCAGCTTGCTTTGCAATATAATTTGACAGCGTCAGAACGACTGATGTTTTCATCGTGTCGTTTAGCCAGTTCATGCCAGTGACACGCATTACTGTACTGACGAGGTGCGAACCTTGACCGTTAATGCCGTCGTTGCCCAACCACCTCGATTGCACGCCTGATATTAAACTATCAATACCAAGACCAATGCTGTCCGCAACTTCGCGCATTTCGCCAGAACGACGACCACGCAAAGTAACAACATCAAACGCTGCTGTGTGTGCTTTAAAAAACGAAACACCTATTTCATTCAAACGAACAGCCGACGTTCCCAAATCAGCAATGGATGTTAGAACCGTACCGCCCAGAAGCGCTGAGTTAGACAAGTTTTTTGCCCAATTCATTCCCCGTGCAACACGCCAACCTTTTGTGTCGTATGCTGGGAGGATAGAACCAACGCCAGTAATTTCATCGTATAATCTATTTATATAGGCTTGATTAATTTTTGCTTGGTTCTCTGCACCTAGTTTGTTCCCCGCACGTTCAATGAATTCGTCCAGCATAAACTTTGGATTTGGGCCAAGATGCTGCAACGTAGAAACGCTGCGCGCCATCATATCGACGCCACCAAAAAACGATGTGCCAACATCTGGCAATCCATAATCTGTCATGTACTTCCATGCAGATTGCCCGTCTTTAAAATGTAATGACCGATGATGCCCTAGTTTCTTGGCAAGGTTTCCCGGTCCTTTGTAACCGGGCGCTTCCGACAAGTCTTTTATACTGTCATCTCGCCTACCACGCAGGAGAGTATTCCAAGAACTTTCAAGGTGCTTTCTTTTTGCGACATCATCCAATCCGACAACACCAAACGTTCGTTCCTCATCTAATAACGGTAGAATGTCATCTGTCCACTGCTGGACCCCCGCTTTTTTTATTTTGATGTTGTCGTGCGTTTGTTTGACGAGATACCCAGGTATGCGCGCAATATCCGCACCGTACTTGTTTGCTGTTTTGCGCAGGCGTTCGTTTGCGTTCTCCATTGCTTCCGCAATAATGCGGGCCGTATCGTTGCCAGTACTTCCTGGCTCGTAGCTTTCGCGCATTAACAATTCGCCATTTTGCTGTTTGCGTAGAAAGCTAATGGCCTGCCCTCTGTCTAAACCCTGCGCTTCAATGTCTCGAAGAAACACACTGTAGGTGTCGCGCTCTAATGCACGAAAGCTGCGTTCTATAGATGTCTTGTACGGACTGTTGCCATATTCCCCAGCTAGAATGCTTTCCAAATAACGCGGAATATCTTCATCTGGTATCTCTTTCAGCTTTTGAATGAAACGCATACGCGTCTTATAGTTTAAGGCACGCATTCTCTTTTCATTGTGCGCTGATCGTATTTCCTCGTTTAAGCGCTTTTCAATTGCTGCCTGCAATCGCTCATTAATGTCAGGGACTTTTTTGTCGTATAAACCTTCGTAAATATCAAAGACCTCAATTAGCAACTCTTTGGCCGTTTTCTTACTGAGGTGCGGTGCAGCCTCTTGCACTGTCGCTATGCACTTATCGATTGTCATCGACCCATCCCGCCCAAGATACAAGAAACAGCTTGCCGCCATCCATTCGACGTTTGATTTGCTTCTGCAATCATTGTGTCTGCTTCGACCATTTGTCTTTCGCTAATTTCTATCGCTTCATCCAACAACGGATCGTTAGCGTTTTCGACTTTCAAGCGCTCAACTTCTTCTAACGAATCATCAATTTCACGCTGCGCTGCTGCTTCATCATATTGTTCAACAAGCGTTGGTTCTGTCTCATCGACACGTTGTTGGCTTTCGCGCTCTTGTAGATCAAATATTCGGTTTTCTGGCGCGTGTGCCAAACGCACTTGCTCAAGCCCGTATTCAATATCGGGAACAATGCGTGGTGCAGACGCTGGGTTAAACGGTGCGTTCTCCCCCACAGCATCCGTTTTAACTCCTGGCAACTCCATTGGCAGATCAATGTCGCCAGCATTTTTTGCGACAAGGTCCGCTGCACGTTTGTTGCTGGCATCTATAATAAAAAATTCATCACCAATTTTAACAACAGCCGCTTCCTTTAAAGCACCTTCTTTCCGCAAGCGTGTGCGTGCTTTGTTTGCACGGCGTTTGTCCGTAAAGGTTAAATAACCGCCATCTGGCGAACGCGCAAAAATGTTGGTTGGAATGTTAATATCAACTTCATAACCATCATCAACCTTACGAACAGTTGCCTCAAAACCTTCTTTGCGTAACGCGTCTGCAAATTTTTGCGCCCGCGCTTGCCTCTTAATAGGCGTGTCACTTGCAACCACGGGAAACCCTGGCTGCGGTTCGCCAGCGTTTAGATGTTTCGGTAGAACACGCGGTCCCGTATCTTCCTGACCAGCGCGCAACACTGCGTCCATGTCCAACGGATCGCGCGCATCAAGAACACGCCCAACCGCTGTACTTGTTTCAATACTGTCACGCAGAATGTAGTCAATGCCTTTAACACTTCGACCTCCTGAGAGTTGTCCTAACGCAGCATTAAAACTTGCCGCACGGGCTTCCTCACCCGCATGGTCAATTGATTGCATGACCGTTCGTGTGGTTTGCGACGGCGCTATTTTATCTTTGAAGTAACCACCAACACCGTGTATTCCGCCGCCTAGAACAGCGCCGAACGCTAGGTTGGCAAAAGTATCATACAGGTCATAGTCAGCTTGCCGGTCAGCCGTTGTT